TAATCATTTTCATCCTCCAAAGGCAGTTCAACATCGTGAACAACTTCCATCTGCATAGCCTTTAAATCTGTGGGCCAAGAAAAATCGCTTCTGCGTTCCGATATTCTCTTACTTGCTGGGTCGTACCATAAATTAATACCGTTAGTCAGTTCTCCGGTTAGTCTGTTCTTTTGTACACTTAGCACTCTATCCGGCGATCCGTCGTCAAATTTCTTTGGTCCTATGTCATAATTCAGAACAACATCCACAGCATTGGTGATATTCCCGCTGCCCATAACATCATCTGCATCAAAATCTCCACCATCGCCTTTTCTCTTCCGCGGATGAGCAATCAGGAAGATGATCACGTTATACTTCCTGGCGATCCTCGCCAACTGTCGGACGAAATTGCTCTGCAGGCGGTTCAGATCTGCGCTCAGATTTTCTTCCAGAGCTGTCATCAGGTTGTCCAGCAGCACTACCCGGATGCCATATTCCCGGACAGCCTTTTCAACCGTCTGAATCAGGCTTTCGGTCTCTTCTCCTCCGACATTAGCATCGTCATACAGCCACATTGTATGGAAATACCAATCATGAAGCCGATTTCGCTGCCATTCCTGCAAAGTCCAGTCATTTTTACCTGACTCATTGCAGATCTGCTTCAGATTCGCTGGTCCGGCGAGCTGTCTATCCATCCATTCGCGGAAGTTTGAGTGAATCAGTTCTCCAGAGTATGCGAGACAACTCTGGCCAGCATGCAGCGCTCCGCACATAAACTGAGACGCAAGTGTGCTTTTCCCTTTTCCCCTCCGCCCGCTGATCAGAATCACCTGTCCGAAGTAAAAACCACCGATCAGCTTATCCAGTTGGGTGAAACCTGTGGATATGTGCTGCATACTTGAAAGGTCTGCCGGTTCCACATCAGCCATCCGGATAACGTGCGCGTCCGTCTCTCTCTCCGCGTTTTCGATGCAGGCTTTAATTCCTTCCTTCCCATACTTCTGGAGGATCTCGTTGGCGTCTTTGCAGTCCTGATAGTCTTCCGGCCTTACATGCCACACCTGACCGTTAAATCTTGATTTCATGTCCGCGAGAAGGGTGATAGATCCTTTTTCAAAATCCCCGAATATAATCAGCTTCTCGAAACTCTGCAACCAGTCCCAGCAATGAGGGACCCAGGTGAATCCATTCTTTCCGGTCGGAACTGATACGGCATTTTGATACCCGGCTTCTGCAACACTCAGGCTGTCGATCTGGCCCTCCGTCATGATAAGCGTTTTGTTTTCCTCCGGATTGCATTGAGCCATCCCGAACAGGATCGGCTTGCTGTCCTTCTCACACCACTCCTTTGATCCATCCTGGCCTTTTTGATAGGCCGTGTTTCTGTATTTGATGAACTGCAGCTTGTTTTCCGGATCATAGAACGGGAACATCAGGATATTTTCATCATCCTTAAGCGTTGTGATGTGATACCGTTCTGTGATTTCTCTGCTGATTCCACGGCCGGCCATGTATTCGACGGCCTTGTCGCGGATCACGATGTCTTCAGGCTTCTTTTCATATGTTTTGAACCGCTGCCATTTAAGCCCATAATACAAATCAGCATCCCGGCCAAGGGAAAACCCGAAGTCTCTGGCCAGCGTGATCATATTTCCCTGAGCCGAACAGCTTGCCCGGAGACATTTGTATTGCCCGGAGTCCAGATTGATGGAGAAGGTATTTTTGTCTTTCCCTCCTCCCTGGCAATATGGGCACCAGACAAACGTTAGCTCATTCCCGCGCCTTTTTGCTTTTATGCCCATGTGGGACGCAAATCGCTCTGCATCCTCAGGCGCAAATTCATAAATATTTGCCATTTGCCATTTGCCACCTCATCAATCATCGTCATAATGGAGCGCGTACCATTCCTTGGATCCGATCGGTGGTTCATTCACCGCCGGAGGCGTACCCGCGTCAGCGGGTGATTTACTGTCTTCCTTCTGTATTCTTTCTTCTTTCTTCTTAGATCGGTTGTCATTGGCGTTGTCGTTGGTGTTGTCATTGGTGTTATCACCGGCGTTATCGTTGGTGTTGTCATTGGTGTTTCCATGATCCTGATATTTGCTATAATTCACAATGGTTAGAAGTGTTGCGAATTTCAGGTTTTCCCTTGTTATCATTCCGAATTTTTCCATCATATCTAACCATCTGTAAACACGGCGAATGCCCCAATGAAATGTTTCTGATAGTTTTCTTATGCTGGTTAGCCATTGCCCGCGCTTTATTGTGATAGCTTTCCCATCGTGGTAGATCTTTCCTTCTCTCCAGTTTGCGGAAAGAAGAACGTGTATAAACGCTGACCGACTTGAAAAAGGTTCCGTATTATTCCAGAAGTCACTATCAAGTGTCTGTTTATACAGTTTTACCCACCCGATATCACTCAACCAAACTCACCACCCTTCAGCCTATCCTCCAGATTTCTTTCAAGGATTCCGCGGATGATTCGTCCGGTCGTGCGTTCCGTGCAGAAAATCAGCCGCAAATCATACCGTTCGCAAAAAGCGAATATGGATCCGGCCAGACTCTTCGGCGTCATCATGGATTTATATCTGTGGTCGTAGATATATTCCCAGCTTCCGCCCTCAATCAACAGCCACATCTGGCCACCAGATTCGGCAGCGCGTTGGAACTCTCGCTCAAAACGGTCCCGGCCGGCCCCGAAGCAAGTAGCCAATTCGTCCAGGTTCATCTTTCGCTCTACGGCCACCGTGGGCCGGATCCTGCTGGAGGTGTCATATATTTTCCGTCCGTCCGGGAGTAAGGCGTTATAACTGTAATCACCATAGTCCAGAATGCACCGCTCTACCGGAAGCCCGATGGAGGCGTACCTCCACCGGGCGCGGTCTGTGTCCTGCTCCCGACTGTCCACCAGTACAGTCATGGAGCTGAGAACGGTTTTAATATATTTCGGGCGCATCAGAACGGCAAATCATCATCATGGACAACGGTATACCCGTCTGGCGTGCTGTTGGTGGAAGGTTCAGCAGAACCGCCGGGGAGGAGCTGATCCTTTGGCAGTTTGTACTTGCCGGTCCGGATCTTCTCCACACTGCACACCTGGGCGAGGTTGGTACTTTTCCCACGACGGCCGTCGTCGGTCTTCCACTCGCGAAGATTGAACAGCCCGCCGATCATCAGCCCCTTGAACTTCTTTTCATCCCAGTCAAAATGATAATCATCATTAGAGGCTTCAAGGGCTTCCGTAAAGGTTTTGAATCTGCGTTTCGTCCACCCGTCCTTCTCGCTGCCGTCGTCCAGCGGAACGTTCAGCAGATAGTTGCAATGCCAGACCCTTTTACGCTGGCTTCCGTCCTGGGCGCGATAATCATCCGCGAAAAAGTCCTTGTACTGGCCCTCGGCAATATCCATGCTAACCTGGACATACTGGCCGACACTGTTTTCCTTCACCTCTGCGCCCATGATCCGCATCACATAGCCGCCAACGGGCAGCTGCGGCCGATCCTGATATCCCTGCACCTTGTCGAAATCACCGAAACGATTGATAGCCATTGTTTAATCCTCCCTTTATTAATATTCAAAGTGCGCTGCCCTGGCCATTGCGTAGGCCCGGCGCGTTTTTACCTCATCCATCTCGGCCCAGTATGAGCCGGCGGCTCCGAAAAGCCCCCACCCTCCGTTCTTGGCAGCTCCAAGCACAGCACCGAAATAGTCACCATCAACAGTCTGAAAATTGTAGTAGGGGAGCCGGAACTCATTGTCTATCCCGTTACATATATCCATCAGCTCCTGCGGGATGTTACCAACAATGTAAATCGGATAGTATTGAGAAAAAGCTTCGATCTTCAGCGCGTCATCCGACTGCATATTTCCTTTGACCTCCACAAAGAGCTGCTTAGGGCACCGGATGCTCCCGCCCATCAGAACGAAGTCCGGAAGATACCTGATAGAAAACCCCTGTTCAATCTGAATGTCATATCCTTCGGTTTCATACCTCCAATCGATGCCAAGCTGATCAAAGATAATCGCCCAGCGAGCCTCAAGACGGCTCCGGAAGCTTATCCCCTTATAAAAAGTTGGAATTGCTCTGATATCAGTTGCCAATAATAATCACCTCTACTCAGTTGCTTTTATAATATTCGCGGATTTTCTCATCTACAGCCTTAAGGTCGTTCTCGATCTTCTCGCCTTCGAACATCTCTTCCGGACTTTTCGTGATATCGCTTCCGTCTGTCTGCGTCCGGAAGAAATGCTCTTTTCCCAGCGTCACGCAGCGGAGAACTATCGCACTCATGCCCTCAATACAGACCTTGTCGTTAAGCAGTTTCCCAATAGTCCGGAGCCTGGTATCTCCATAATCGTTGGTCTCCTCGTGGAGAATGACATAAACGTTCACATCCTCCGGCAGATCCTTAATAGCCCTGATCAGCCGCCAGAAGCTGTCCGCGATGTCGTTGTACAGGTCGAAGCTGCTGGACCCCTTCTTTGGTTGACTATGGCCCGCCATGAACTGGCTGGTCATCAGATATCCGGCGTCATCGATTACCGCGGTTTTGCATGGCATCCTCTGGAGGCCGGCGATAATCGTGTCAACGCTGTCAGTCACGCTGACATATTTGAATTTATTCCGGAACGGCAGTTCTTTGCCGACAACATTAACCAGGAAGATTTCATCTTCTTCGAAGTTCTTCAGGCTCCGGCTTTTCCCGCTGCCGCTCTTCCCATAGAGCAGGATAAATCGTCCCATTACTTAATCACCACACTCTCCGTAGCTTCCAGATAGGCTCCGGGGATCTCAACGCCCTCTTTGATCGCGGCCTTGACGGCA